TGCGCCGGCCCAGCAAATGGGCAAAATAATAATGTTTTCCTGGAGGTATAATGGAGAAAATTGCTGTATGGTTTTCGTGTGGAGTTGCGAGCGCGGTAGCTGCAAAAAAGACACTTGAAAAGTATGGGGAAACCCATGAGATCAGGATTGTATATAATCCTGTGATTGAAGAAGATGAGGATAATTTAAGATTTTTTAAAGATGTGGAAGCCTGGCTCGGTGTAAAAATTGAAATAGCTACTAATAGGAAGTTTCCCAATGCCTCAGCAAAAGAAGTATGGGCGAAGAAGAAGTATATGTCTAACAAATACGGAGCGCCCTGTACACTAGAATTAAAGAAGGAAGCTAGGTATCAATGGGAACATTGTAATACTGTAGATTATCATGTGTTGGGCTTTACAGCAGATGAGAAGGACAGACACAGAAGATTTATTCAAAGTGAAAGATCAAATATCATTCCAGTTCTAATTGATGAAAAGATTACAAAGGATGACTGCTTTAAAATTATTCAAGATGCTGGCATTAGAATCCCGCGGATTTACACAATGGGGTATCCTAATGCTAATTGTATAGGATGTGTAAAAGCAACATCACCCACTTATTGGAATCACGTTAGAAAGATGCATCCAGAAGTATTTGCAGATCGTGCTGCTCAGAGTAGAGAATTAGGTGCTAGATTAGCCAGGCATAAGGGTGTGCGAGTTTTTCTAGATGAACTACCAGAAGATGCTTATGGTTACCCATTGAAGAAGTTGAAATTCGATTGCGGAATATTTTGTGAAGAGAAATAAAAAAGCCCCTTTCGGGGCTTTTTTAATATCCTTTAATTGTGTTTCGAATCTTTTCAAGTACTGTTTCAAGATCTTCGTTTTCTTCCTCTAGATCATAAAATTTGCTTTCTAAAATATCAAATTTCTTCTCTAACTTTTTGTATTCTTCTTTGGATTCCTCAAGGATGTGAGCCTCAATTTCATCATTTACATCATGTTCTGAATAGTCATCATATAAAGGCAAGCTGTTATCCCACTCAGCAAAATCATCTTCATTGATGATAGTTCCACTAGCGTAAATTCTATATTTCATTACCATTCTACCTTATATAAAGTCACAGGCCCTAAAGGTTCCTGAATATTAACAGTATAACCCAATATTCTAATCAAATAAATTTTTTGACGTTCTGTTAGTCTAACATCTTTGATTATAGATTTCCCTTGTGTTGCAAGATCTTTAATATCTCTAAATAAAGGTATTAGACTGGATCTTGTTAACTGTTCAACATAATGTCTTGCATCTTTTGCGTGCATTGTCTATCCTTAAATTGGTGGAGAATCGGGGATTCAAACCCCGAAGAACACCGTGCAAAGGTGTCAGTTTATCAATTAGCTTAATTCCCCATTGTTTGTTGGCGGAAAGCGGAGTACTCGAAACTCAACCTGGTTACCCAAGTCTTCTCGCTTAGCAGGCGGACCCAGTCCCTGACTGATTCACTTTCCATTATTCCTTCCATCCAGTTGCTATCAATCTTAAAATCCAGTAGATAACACCTAGTAAAACTATAATTCCAATTCCTATCCACATAGCTTCAATGTCCAAAATCTACTGCAATAACATCATTATATTGCTTATTCTCTTGAGCCTCACAATAGGCTTCATACGCATCTTGTTCTTTTTTAACCTGAGTATTAATCTCATCCCAGTCAAGAATCAGAGTACCATCCATATAGGCTTTATACTCTTGATACAATTCTGCTGCTTCCCGATCTAGTTCATAGTAAGGGATACAAGGAAAATAATGCAGTTCTGCATTAAAAACACATTCATCTACGGTATTTAAACCACAGAACTTACCCGTTAAAATGGCTGTGCGTAATTTCATTCATCACACTCCACAGGTTGAGTAAGGCGTGTATAAACAACATCTAGTGAACACCAACCTTTTAAACACCAGTGGGGCATACTGCCCACATTTGTGTGATCATGTACAAAAATGTACTCAAGCTTAATGGTATCATTATCTAGTGTGACTATAGAACCACGACCATTCTCTAGTGTTTCTACAGTTCCATTCTCTGAACGTATTGTTTGGTATGTATCAAAATAAAGTACATCCTGCCAAACATTATTTCCTAGAAATACAAAAGTCATACGTTCTGTACCAGCCCAAGTATAAAAATGAGCTAAACCTATTGTATTTTTATTAGTGAAAGATATATCTAAACCTCTTCCATCCTCTTGAGATGGATCGTACCAGTTGCCTGCCATGCAGGAATCTAGTGCGAAGGCGCCTGGGCTAATAGCTAGTAGCCCCGCTAGTAAAGTAGCTTTCATACCTTTTTCGTAACTCCACAAAATATACATCTAAACCATCTTTCAGTGATGGGGCCGATAGAGAAGTCCTCTACCCAGTAATGCTCACACTTCATTTTCTTCTTGAACCTCGTTTCGCACGCAGGGCATTTATCACCCAGCATACCATTAAAACCCATCAAACCACAAACGTGTTCTACCACGCTATCCTCCTAAAATTGGCAGGCCATGAGGGATTCGAACCCCCGTCAACGGTTTTGGAGACCGACACACTACCACTGTGCTAATGACCTATATTGTTCAGTGCGGGGTCATTCGGACTAATACAGCTTACAACCCCGCGTCTGTATTTGTCTTAAGTGGGACTGTCGGAATAGGTAGACAGTACATTAAACGTTAACTTGACCATCTGTAACCACTTAATGATTGGCGGATAGCGGAGGGCTCGAACCCCACCCACATTTCTGCAAGACCTGATTTTCAAGACCAGTCGCCGGCCATCCCAGCTGCTTCACTATCCATTTCTTTAATTTCAAAATCTACTTCATAGTCCACATCTAAATCATCTATAATTACATATTCTGGTGCTATACCAATAACCCCAATGTTACTATCAATTTCCTCTTTTAAGGCTCTTATCAGACGTTTGTTTAGGCGTGTCTGTTGTGCATCTGCTATTAAAGCACCACAAGCACTACACTCCGAGAAATGGTAAGCTACCCCATATTCCCCTTCTTTATATTCAAAGGTATTAATTCCAACTTTAGGAACTAAAGTTCCTTCAGTACATGCTGAACAAAATTCCATGTTTTCTCCTTAGCTCCATTAATACTTTCTATGTACTGATGGAACACTATCTAGAGCCTGACGTTTACGCTCTCTAGAAATAGCTAATCTCTTCTTTCTATTCCTTTTAGTAGTGGGCTTTTCATAAGTTTGTCTTTCACGAACTTCCTGAATTACCTCATCACATTTCTTTCTAAGAATAGACAGTGCTTTATTTACGTTATCATTCCTTACAATTACTTGCATAATGCTTCTTCTGTTACCTTCATTATATCTGCTGCTTCTATAGCTGAACGCTCTATACCACAGCTAATAGCTTGATAAACACAATACCACGGCAATACAAATACATATGCTAAACCAATAAATGGTGCTAGTAAAAATAAGCCAATAGCTTTTAAACGTGTCATAAATTTCTCCTGCTTGGACAAAGTCCTGGTTGCTAGAAGTGGATTCGAACCACTGACATTCACCGTATGAGGATGCTGTTCTGACCAACTGAACTATCTAGCAATATTTGGTAGCCCCGAATGGACTCGAACCAATAACCAAAGCCTTATCGAGACTCTGCTCTACCATTGAGCTACGGGGCTATAATTTGGAGGGGAAGACAGGACTCGAACCTGCATAAGAAGGGTTGCAGCCGACTACATAGCCATTCTGACACTTCCCCGTTAAATTGGTGGCGCTACTTTAGGTCTAAGACCACCTGCCTTACGAACAGGCCATCCCTGCGATCGCTCTTATTGTGGGATATTTTCACGCCATTGTTTTGGTGCTGAAGGGTGGGTTCGAACCACCTGTCTCTTCCTTACCAAGGAAGCGCTTATCCAGATTAGCATCACCAGCGTAAAGTAGTTTGATTCGTTACTTAGTGCTTTAACATTCCAGCCTGGCTGGGAGAAATACACTCTTTTCATCTGTTCCAAACTACTGTAATTTGGTGCCCTCAGAGAGATTCGAACTCCCATTCTAGCCTTCGTAGGGCCGGTACCTGTCCAGAGGCAAGGGCAATGAGGTGACCAGCCTCTTTTATAGTAATGGCAAAATAGCGAGTACGTATGCACAAGCTACTAAAACATTAGCTATGGTCGGTATTAAATGTCTCATGGCTCTCTCCTTATTAGGACTTATTTTAAAGCCGAACACTTAATAATCTTTTGGCAGGGAGAGTAGGATTCGAACCTACGGTACAGAGCGTCAAAGGCTCTTGCCTTACCACTTGGCCACCTCCCTAGAATTTGGAGCATCCGCAGAGAATCGAACTCTGTTAATCAGCTTGGAAGGCTGAGCATCATCCAGTTAAATGTTTCGGACACTTAATAGAACTCCCGTGTGGTGACACACCCCTACTATTCCACCCTTGGAGACGTCCCGTGCCGTATGTTTCAAGGAGTTCTAAGTTTTAAATTGGTACCCCGCACAGGATTCGAACCTGCACTCCGAAGAACTGCGTCCTAAGCGCAGCGTGTCTGCCGTTCCACCAACGGGGCATTGTTTGTTTGGTAGCTAGAGAGAGATTCGAACTCTCGATCCCCTTCGGGCGTGGGATTTTAAGTCCCATGTGTATGCCACTCCACCACCTAGCCATAATTTTATTTTTATACTTCTAATTTTCAAATATATTATAACAGAATTTATAGCAAATTGTCAAGATTTATTTTTAGATGATCTTATGTAAACTTATTGAATAAGACCCAGAAACCATCTGTGCATTAATATTAAATGCCAGGGATAATGTATCACCCACTTTTAAAATCCCATCACCTACCTGGATTAATCCAACATCATCAGGGTCTAGCCATTCACCTGTTTTTGCCTCTAAGAAAGTGACTACATAGTTGCCATCTTCTTGCTTGATGCCATTTATAACGTACCATCTTTGAGTCTGTATAACTCCATGAGTAAAATTATATGGTCTGGGCCCATGTGAGTACATAATAGATGTAAAAAAGTCTACTATAGAACCATCTGGCATAACCATTTTATCAATAAACTGACAGGTTATACCTTCACCAGTTCTGCCCGTGCTCTCCCAAGCCCCATCTAATGGATTGGCGAGAGCCGGCGCCGTCCTCGTGATTTCAAAACCACCACGACCCTGGGCTCCAGGCAAGTTGAAATTAAATACACCTCTTTCTTGGTCATAGAAATATAACTGCCCTCGACCAACTAGAAGTTCTTTGGCTTTAGTAGGATCATTCCAATCCCCCTCTACCATAGTAATAAGATCAAATTCTTCTATAGCGTCACTCATTTGAGTATTAAACATATAAAATCTTCTAGATCTTTCTCTCTCATTGAAAGTATACCAATAACCTATCAGCCTATCAATCCCATACATATCTTTTATGGCTTTAATGAATAATCCCTGGCCATTGTAATAATTATTATGCCAGAAACCACTATGCCCATATTCAAGAAATACTCCAGGTATCTTATCAGGAAACCCAATTAAAATAGGACTATCTACAATAACATCATTTAAATCAAATAGAATGTTGATCTTTGCCGTTTCATTTTTATAGTCTTTATATTCGACAACAACATTGTTAAATAACTTTTGAATCATTCCTACCTTCATGTCAGGTATATATCTTGCAGAATGATTATCTTGTGTTCTCTCTTGGATATATAATATACTAGGATCAGTAGTCGGTATGCCCGCGGGATATAAAGTACCTTGGCTCTTTCTTAGCGTTAAGTGAACATCATTATAACCTACTTTTCTAACAATAATATGCTGCCACTCCTTCGGGTGCATACCGATTCCTGGCATCTCGATAGGCACAGCAAATACTTGTTGGCTAGTCTCAACTACTAAAATCTCTCTATCACTTTCTACGTTCAGAGATACCAAATGAGGACTAGATAAACCTCTAGCAACTGTAACTGAGGACATAACATTAGTATGATCCCCATATTCAGTCCATTCACCATTATCCCAAGTGCCTGCATGGTGCAACCCAAGATTATGACCAAATTCATGTATAGCAGTTTTTACATTGCAGGAGTAGTTTAAATAACATACTGCATAATTACCACCTAAGGTGGCTTGGCCACAAAGAGTTTGTGAGGTACCTCCATGTACCATGAAGTAATTAGGCACAAACCCACCCATATCATGGGTCTGCATATAATTACGCATATCACCTTTAGCATAATATGGAGGATGGGTATTCTCCTCACCTTCCATTACATATGCACGAACTTGTACATCCCAAACATTTCGGCAGTAATTTCTCCAATACTTCTGTACTTCAGCAGCCCTTTCTATTTCTTTTTTTAAGGCTTCAAGTTTATCTTGATCTGAAGTTCCAAAAGGAACCTGCCTAAATATTGCTAGATGTACTTTACGCATAGAGATCAACCTTTTTATAGGGTGCAGGTAAATCAGGAACTATATACCTACCCGCTTGTTCATCTACACTAAGATGAATCTTAGTATTTAGAGGAACAGAGGTTTCTGGGTTAACAAATGTTACTTTGGTATAGTTATTTTGTTCATCTTCGAACCAAAATACATTTTCACCTGTTATAAACATTAATACGCCTGTTACTGTTTTCATAATTTCCTTAAATTGGCACCCCGAGAGAGACTCGAACTCCCGACCCCAAGCTTAGAAGGCTCGTGCTCTGTCCTGCTGAGCTATCGAGGCGTTGCTGTTATTGGTGCTTAGGAGTGGAATCGAACCACTGACACAAGGATTTTCAGTCCTCTGCTCTACCGTCTGAGCTACCAAAGCTTATTTTAAATCGCCTGTATCCGAGTCGAACAAGTCGAACAATTCGTACATTGTACAGCGTATAAGATCGGGATCATAGGCGTATCTTATTTTTTCTACTATTGTTTCTACTTTTCTTATTCTATCAGACAAGTTATACCAGTCTCGCGGGGTTACATGTCCTATACCCATTCCGCCTCTAAGGGCATACAATGCATCAGTCATACAATTTCCTTTTTATAAAATTTGTGGCAAGTATAATCCGAAGGGGGATAAAGTTTAGAGCTTTTAACACACTCACGCAATATTATGCGATCCATAAAATTAGTGCTGAAACCTGGAATAGTAGTTAATATATAATCCCCCATATTCCAGTATTTACAAGTACCACATATTTTTTCCATATTCTATCCTTAATTTGGTGCCCCAGCGAAGAATCGAACTCCGGACAAACTGCTTACAAGGCAGTTGCTCTACCAACTGAGCTACAAGGGCAAATTCTTCTTCTATTGGCGCACGTCTTTTGTTAGCAAAGGTGCGTCTATTTCTACAATAATCACAGGAACCTCCATGACGACAAGACGAATCGAAGTTCCTTGAATCATAATAAGGTTTACGGCGATCTTTACCGCGACCTAGTTGGTTATCAAAAGCCATAATAATTTCTCCATTAATTAATATGTCATTTTGATATCCTTAAATTGGTGCTTCTTGCTGGTTACGATCCAACTGCCTCCGCTTTGTAAGAGCAGCGCTCTCCCGATTGAGCTAAAGAAGCGAATTTGGCGACTCCCACGGGATTCGAACCCGTCTGTCTCCGCCGTGACAGGGCGGCATCTACACCTAGCAGACCCGAGAGCCGAAAGTTTAATTTTTTACTTAAAATGTCTCTTTTCAGAATATTATTATATCAAAAAAACCGTATTCTGTCAAGATTTATTTGGGGTTTACCTATTTTTAAATTTCCAATTACATTTAGTAAGATAAGCAACTTGTTTTATGATTTCAGGCAATTTACGGCCTGGCAGAATTTTATACAGTTCTTCTTTACTAAGAACATAGTAATAGTCTCGGAGCAAAAAGTTCTCCGAATCTTCCCAAGATTTTTCTGTATATTTTTTCATATAACTATTATACTTCAAATTGAGGAATTTGTCAAGAATTATTTTTTACCCAAGTGCCAGGCATTTTCACTTTAACATTGCTAAAAACAGTTCTTGACTTTCATGTCGGCGTCCTGTATAATATATTTATATAAAAATGAATAATACATTTTATTATTTAGTGGAGGAAACCGGGCTAAAACCCATTCAATGGAGAAAGATTTGATAACACCAATAATTATAAGTTTCTTGATCTGCATGAGTTTCAGCAGTTATCAATGCTGGAAATTGGGTAAGCGCCAAGGAATTCACGGTACTCTAGACAATCTAACGGCAAATGGATTGATAGAGATCGAGGAATAGTACAAAAGTAATGTATTTTAAAAATAGTACAAAAGTAATATAAGTTTGAAAAGCATACTCTTTAAGGTTTGGCTATTACCAGCGTAGCAAAAATAGCGACAGAGTATGTTTTTATAAGTAAAATAAAATCTAGTAGTCCTTTAAGCTGGCTAAGTGGGATAATGGAGTAAAAGCCTATCACCACCCAACTACTAGATAAACATATTCGTTGACGGAAAATTAAAAGTCTTGTGGAAGGCGGTTCGATTCCGCCCAGCTCCACCACAAGTGCATTGAAAACCTCAGAGATGGACTGAGGACGAACGGGTATATGATTGGTACCAGTTGTATATCAAACAAACACAATGCACTTCTGATGGGGCTGACCAGGCTTCGACATGGGATAAGTAGATTAACCTGAGAATCGGCAATGCTAAAGCCGTGGAGCGAATCGAACTACGAAAGCGATTCCAAAGAAGCAAACTAAATTTAACTGACAATACAACAGTTACAGAGAAGAGCGCTTTCCCATCATTTGACGATGATGAGGATTTCGCCATGGATTTTGCTCTAGCAGCATAACCAACTCGGAGGTGAGCCACGGCCTTCTTACCAAAGCGTGGCACAGAATTAAGGAGAAAATATGTGGGGAGCGTTACTAGGTTTAGGAACTAAAGCAGTCCCAGTATTGAGAAAATACTGGCTTTATATAGTAGTAGCTCTACTATTTTCTGGGTGGCTGATATTTACTATAGTATTATATAACAATAATCAGGATCTTCATGAGGATATAGGAAAGTCTCAAGCAGCAATTACACTCTGTATTTCAGAACGTGCAACTATGGATGAAACTTTAAAGAAGTTGAAAACCGATTTAGCTGCTACACAAAAGCTTAATGAAGAGTACAAAAATAAAATAACAGAAGCAAATAAGGAAATAGCTGATCTAGAGGCTGATTTAGCAAATAGCGATATAGATGTTACCCCTATTCCTACGAATTGTGAAGAGACATTCAAATGGATGTTCGAGAGGATTCAAAAATGAGAGCAATATTTCTAGCACTATTGTTAGCAGGCTGTGCACCTCAAATTGTTTATAAAGATAGAATTGTGGAAGTTCCTACTATTATAATGGAAAAATGCCCGAATCTACCTATTATAGCAGATTTAGTATTTTCTACAGATAGCTTAACTGATAAATCCTCTAACCAAGACATTGCACGTGCATATGCAAAAGATGTAGAAGCCTGTCATATTAAGGTGGAACAGTATAAGGCTGCATTAAAGGTGCAGAATGATTAATGGATATAGCAAGACTGCATGAAGATCTTAAAAAAGATGAGGGAGTCATATACCATATATACCTAGATCATTTAGGGTATAAGACATTCGGTGTGGGACATTTAGTTTCCCAGGTATCAGACCCAGAGTGGGCCTACCCAGTAGGTGCCTCAGTAGACTATCAACGGGTGCACGACTGTTTTGCCGAAGATGTAAAAACAGCCATAAATAACTGTCAAAGATTATATGGAGAACATTGGAATCACTTTCCTGATATAGTACAAGAAGTATTAGTTAATATGATATTCAATCTGGGATATGCAGGTTTAAATAAATTTGTAAATATGAATAAAGCTATAGATCTGGGAGATTGGGCCCAGGCTGCGAAAGAAGGTCGTAATAGTAAATGGTACCGCCAAGTCCCTAATCGGGCGGAAAGATTAATGAGAAGATTGGAAAATATATGAAAACAGAAGAAGTATTTAGTTGGGATAATTTTGTAAAAGCTCTAGAAACTATAAAAGACATGGCACCCGAAGAGGTAGAAGCAGCAGCAGAAGCTGCAATAAAACAGTTAAATGATATATTAAGCGAAGTCTTTACCCCAGAAACATTAGAAGAAGCAAAGTCAATTTTAGAACAATTTTTTAGCCCGGAACTTATGGAACTACTAACATTACCCCCAAATATGACATTTGAACCTATAAATCCTGTGGAACTATTACCAGGTAGAACTTATGTTATAGAGACAGAACATCATTTAAATGAGAAGGCAAAGGATAGATTATTATCAAAGTTACATTTTGATACTCGTCCTTTAAATTGTAGATTTATTATACTAGATGGCGGGCTAAAAATAGCCAGGGGATAAAATATGACTGGGCCTCCAAGACCTACAAGAAAGACAACTATTAAATGGAAAGATTTAGATATAAGGTTAGCAAAGTTCTTTGATCGTTGTGCCGAACCTGGAATAATTCCAGATGAGGAGTTTGCCGAGATTAGTGGGCTGGTATTTTTTGACACAATATATGCTTTGTATGGACTATCTGGAATAGAATATATCATGAAGCATCAGGTGGAAGCAAATGAACCTACGAAAGTTGAAAATATTTCTTGACTCGATTCTATTTATTTGCTATAATATGTTTTTGAATTGGAAGAAAAATGATAATTTCTAATAAAGAATTCTATGTAGAATACAGTATGATGCGAATGGCCTATCAAATAGCCGCTATAACTAAAATAGATGGCAAGGTTTATTTAGCCAAACCAATAGAATTCGCTGAAAAAGAAGATAGAGTATATGATACTAAAAATGATTGGATGCTATTTCTTAAACCTGAAGAAGCTCAAAATTTAATGGATGAACTATGGTCTGCTAGAATACGTCCCAGTGCTAAAATTCGAGAGCCTGCTAATGAACAGGCTCGGGTTGAAGAAATAAAATGGTTGAGAGAAACTGCTGATCACTTGATGGGGAAGCATAAAAAATGAGTAGTGTAAAACTAATAGGAATAACACAACCAGATCCCTCCACCGGGTGTGAGACAGCGGCTGAACTCGTAGCCTACGCTGCTAGAGTCAGCAATCCGTCAAATCAAAACAATAAAGATACTTCGGCTAAATTGCTGAAGTATCTTATTGAGCATAAACATTGGTCACCATTTGAGATGGTGAGTTTAACCCTGGAAATTAACACGACTCGTGATATAGGGCGTCAAATTTTAAGGCATCGCTCGTTTAGTTTTCAGGAATTTAGCCAAAGGTATGCAGAGGCTACATCATTTTTAATTAGAGAAGCTAGATTACAAGATCCTAATAATCGTCAAAATAGTATTGATACCGAAGATCTTGATTTAATAGATGACTGGGCTGCGGTGCAAGATGAAGTTTTAGATGCTTGTACCGAAGCTTATACTTGGGCTTTAAGCAAAGGCATCGCTAAAGAACAAGCGCGAGCTGTTTTACCAGAAGGCTTAACACAAACTACTATGTATATGGCCGGAACTTTACGTTCTTGGATTCATTACTGTCAATTACGTTGCGGTCCTGAGACTCAGAAAGAGCACAGAGAAGTAGCAAATCAATGCTGGAAGATAATCTTAGAGCATTTCCCTTATTTTGAGGATTTAATATGAGTTATTTTGCATTAGCAGTATTTCTATCAATAGCAATAACACTAGCTTTAGCTATAGTAGATAGACCAGAAACAAAAGATAAAGAAATCCTTATAGGGCTAGCCCTAGGATTTTTATGGCCTTTAACTTTTATAGCTTTTGCATTTTTTGCTTTTATAGGGTGCTTAGTTATTCTTGCTGAGGCAATATTCGATTGATGTTAACTTTTAGCATACTTTTAACTATTATGTGGATAGTATCCATAATCATAACTGTATATTTCGCTATAGGAGTAGACGATGAGCAATAAAGCATCCATAGATGTAATCAATGAACGCGTGCGTCAACTCGAAGGCGAAGAGTGGGACTATACTCATGATGACCAATATACCCGTAGGGAGCTGTGTAGAGCAGCCATAGCTTATGCAGATGATGATGGATTAACAGACCCTGTAGATTGGCCTTGGGGTAAAGATGATTGGAAACCCAAATCATATAGAGAAAATTTAGTTAGAGCCGCAGCATTACTAATCGCAGAGATTGAGCGAATAGATCGGCTAAGTAATACAGAGGATAATTAATGTCTGAATTGAGAAAGACTGGATTGAGTAGAGAATGGGCAGAAGATTGTTTAAGATATCACAATAGGATTTTAACAGGAGATTACCTTCACTGGTGTGAAGATCAAGATGGATTACCGATTGATGATACTTGTGATGAAATGAAATATTGTACTTGTTTTAGTATGGGAAAATCAAATGAATGAACTAGAAAAAGAAGCCGTAAGAGTAGCAATAGTTGATTTATTTAACTTACATAAGCGAACCCTAGAAGCTATAGCCGAAATGGCCTTAGATATATCCAACGCCCTTTCTATTATAGAGAAACGTTTAGACAATTTAGAGCATTATGACTGAAATTAAAGGAAAATCAGATGCATAAAGATTACATAGGTTTAGGTTTAGAAGCAAATTGGGCTAGGGATTGTATGAAGTATTATGGCCATGTTCTTAATGGAAAAATGGGACATTGGTGTTGGGATTGGGATGAACTTCCTGTAGATGAAACTTGTAAAGAGTTTGAAGCTTGTTCTTGTTTTGAAGGTAGGGAGGAATAATGGATTTTTTCTTGGGAGTAGTAACAGGACTGCTTATTGCAGTCGTAGCCTTTATAATTTGGCTGTATGATATAGCGAGAAAATAATGATAGCATTTGCTTGTGGCGTTTTATTAGGCGCAGTATTAGGAATCTTAGGAATGGGTATATGGACAGAGGAAAAGATCTTTAAAGAAAGGGAGGCCTCTAGATGATAGATATGATTAATCACCCACCACATTATAATAACCACCCCTCGGGTGTGGAGTGTATTGAAATAACTAAACATATGAATTACTGTTTAGGTAATGCAATAAAGTATATCTGGAGGGCGGATCTAAAAAATGATGCTGTAGAAGATTTAAAGAAAGCTATATTTTATTTGAATTCGGAGATAGAGAGAAGAAATGGCACGAATAAAGAAGAAAGACCACGAGAAATTGACTTCCCAGAATATCCGACATGTAATAAATCTGTTGCAGCCGAAGGATACTTCAAAGCCTATAACGAAAAAAGAGGCGTGCGAGATTCTGAATATTAGTTATAATACAACTAGATTACAAAGGATTATAGATGAGTTTATCGACCAAGAAGCTTTCGTGGCCTCAAGAAAAGCAGAAAATAAGGGAAAAAGAGCCACTAAAGAAGAGTTGGCTCAGATTATTACAGAGTATCTTAAGAGCGAATCAATTTCGAATATTGCCAAGAGTTTATATCGCAGCGCAGGATTCGTCAAAGCTGCGATTGAAAGAATTGGAGTTCCTGTACGCCCTAGTTCATCAGAAGCCAGGTCTCACATTTCCCTCTTACCAGAAAGTTGTATTGGAGAAACTTTTAGAGAGGGAGAAATAGTATGGAGTGCCAAGTATCACGCACCCTCAATAATTAAAAAGGCAGTACCCGAGAATAGATACGATTGCACCGTTTATCAAATTTATGTAATTGAACCAACGGATTCCGCGGGCACATATTTTGAATATGTTACAGGGGGTGGATTTTTCGCATATGCACCCGCCTATGATCTCGGAAAACTAGAACATCTAAAGGAATATGGGGTAGATATCTCGAAGATCTAAAAAATAGTAGTTGACATTTTGTCAAAATTGATTTATAATATTTATTCAACATGGAAAAAAGGAACTAAAAAATGGCTTGGACACAAGAACAAAAAGATGCAGTAGTAGAGGCGTATGTAGCAGCAAAACCAACCCCAGAGAATTCAATGGACATCGTGAAGGATTTGGCTGAAGAGTTTGAACAGTCACCGAATGGTGTACGTATGATTCTTAGTAAGGCTGGTGTGTATGTAAATGTAGGCAAAGCAGCTCCATCTAAGAACCCAAAAACAGACGCAGCAAAAACTCCTAGAGTTTCGAAGTCTGATTCACAAGAAGCATTGACTGCGGCAATTGAAGCTGCTGGTGGTACTCCTGACGAGGAAATTATCAGCAAACTTACGGGTAAGGCAGCCGTGTATTTTACCAGTGTTATCAACGCTATCGTTGCAACTACTGAGTAATTATAATAAAATAGCGGGGTTGAAAGATCCCGCTATTTTTTGCGCATCCAAAATAATGACCTAGAGCGTAGCAGAGTAAAGGATTTTACCACACTACAACAAGGAAACGATGTGAAAAAAGAAGAATTAAGATCACTTATAGAAGCCGCTGGCGATGCAACAATAACTTATAGGAGTCAACAGTCTAATAAGTTGAAATATAATGTATGTACGCTAGATTTTTCAACGCCGCATATAGCAGCAAAGAGGAATCGGGCAAAGGAAACTCCAGACACATTATTAATGTTTTGTTGGGATACAGACTCGTATCGCTTACTAAATCCAGAAAGTGTAGTCAAGGTTGAACCCTTATCTGATACCTTGAAGAATACATAATGGACTTTACATCACCAGCAATATATGAAAAACTGATATACTTTGATGAGGCTAAACAATTACAATTAAGACTCTCCATTAACACGTTTAAAGGAGTTGAGTATTTAGCAATACGCAAGTATTATCAGGATTTTCTTACAGAGGAATGGATGCCATCTAAAGAAGGTGTTACCATGCCTCTGGACTTTGACAACTCTCGAAATCTTTTTGAAGCCCTGGTGGAGATTATCTCCCTGGCGGAATCACAAGAGGTCATTGAAAAGCAATTTGGAGACCTAATAAAAGGACTCTACGTGAAATAAGATCTTGACTTTCTAAGTTATATAATATATAATATATTATAATTTAGAAAAATAGGTAATTAAATGAAAGACTTTTTAGATACAGCATCTAAAGCATATTATGAGGGTAATCCTATAATATCAGATGCAGAATTCGATATTTTAGCGAGTCATTTTGATTATAAAGATGTGGGTTACAAAGTAACTGGGGGAATACCCCATTACTACCCAATGTACTCGCTTGACAAATGTTACGATTTAGATAATGCTCCACTAGATTTAAATGCGTGTGTTGAAACACCTAAACTAGACGGGGCAGCAATTTCAATTCTGTTCGTTGGCGGAGAGCTATCACTCGCACTAACCCGAGGGGATGGCAAGTTGGGGCAAGACGTTACTGAAAATGTTAAATGTCTTGTTCCCAACACAATGAAACGCAAAGGTATAATTCAACTTACTGGTGAAGTTATCGCCCCTTCTAGTATTGAAAATGCTAGAAATTATGCTGCGGGCGCTCTAAACTTAAAAAATATAGATAAATTTAAGACTAGAGACCTGACCTTTGTATTATATGATGTACAACCCAATCCCTTTGATACCTGGACTGAAATTATGGAAGTCTATGAATCTATGGGTTATAATACTGTACTTCATTTTGATATCTCTAAGTACCCAACTGATGGAACAGTGTATCGTTTAAATGGTGTGGCAGAATATGAAGCTATGGGCTTTACCGCCAAGCACCCCCGTGGCGCATTCGCACATAAAGTGCAAGCGGCGGGAATAAGGACTAAATTGCTAGATGTTGTATGGCAATTAGGTAAATCTGGTGTAGTTAGCCCCGTAGCAATACTAGAACCTATTAATATAGGTGGGGCAATAGTATCAAAGGCTACACTTCATAATATTAAATATATACAAGACTTAGGCCTGGAGATCGGATGCGATGTAGAAGTCATACGTTCAGGTGACATTATTCCACGTGTAGTTAGGAGAGTAGGATGAGTTTTTTTAAAAACAAAAGATTCGAAACAGTAGAACCAAATATGAGTATATCGTTCTCCCCCGAAGAAGTAGTAAAAGTAATGTCAGATTTAACTGTAACAGTAAATCTGACCCCAGAAGAGTTTAATCAATTTCGGAATTTTGTTAATAAATATAGAGGTGCTTGCCCGATAATGAAAGTATTAATTACAGATAATGCAGGCGGCTCTTACGAACTAACTAATTTTAGCCTCTTTCATGGTGGCGTTAACTTGATGAAGGAATGAACATGACAACAGCAATGTCTTATCTAAGTTTAGAAAATTGGGAAAGTGATGCTAAAGAAATGGGTCTTAATGTATTTTTTAATGGTTATGACCATTATATAGCTTACAGACCTAAAGATGCAGATTATGGTAGTTTTAACATTGAAACCCAGGTTGGAATACTTTGTTCCGACCCTCTTGAATATAAAGGTGTGAAACACACTGAATGGACTTGGGATTGGAAAGATGAATAAAATAATGTGGTGGGGTTACAGGCATTCTAATGGCTCAATCCAACTGAAGCGTTGGTTTGGAGATAAAGCAGATTATACTACAGATTGTGTAGGTAATCCTTTTGTAGCAAAGGTAGTCTCTCCTTTTGAGGCGGACACCAGGCTAATTGCTATGTTAGAGTTAGAAAAAAGATTGAAATGACATTAGAGGAGTAAATAATGGGATTTTTATTGGAAGACTTTTTTGAAGAATTATACCGCATTCTAACCAGTGATGTGAAAGCGTCCAAGAAGGTGGGCAGATTACACCACGCTATAGATAAAAATAAAAAGTACGCTATGGAATGTGGGGCGATACCTAGAATTAACCTGCCAAAAAATAAATCTTGACTTTTATCTCAAACTTTGAGATAATATAGTCTCTAAAAAAGGAAAGTATAGTGATAGAAATTAAAGCACCTGAGTTTTGCCCAAGCTGCAAGTCGAAGCTTGAGTGGACTAATAATCTTTTATTTTGCAGAAATAGTTCTTGTTCTACTAAAGTAGAAAAACAGTTAGAGCATTTTGCAAAAGAAATGAAAATCAAGGGTTTAGGCCCCGCTACTATTGCTAAATTAGAAATCTCTAGTATATCTGAACTTTATGAATTATCAGAAGAACAAATAGCAGAAGCTATCGGTTCAAGAGTATTAGCGAGTAAGTTATACGATGAATTAGAGAATTCCCTTGGTGCTAGTCTGAACAGACTATTACCCGCATTTGCAATACCTTTAGTTGGCACCACAGCATCTGAAAAACTGGCTAAAGTCTGTGATAATATCTATGATATAGATGAATGGACTTGCAGGCAGGCGGGATTAGGTGAGAAAACAACTAAAAACTTGTTAGATTGGATAAACAGTAATAAACTCTTAATAGAACTTCTTCCTTTCAACTTCAAATTTGAGAAGCCAAAAGCTACTGGTAGAGCAGGTATAATCTGCATCACTGGTAAGTTGAATAGCTATAAAACAAAGGCTGAAGCGCAAAAAGTTCTAGAATCTTTAGGGTATATAGTTAAACCAAGCCTAACTAAAGATGTAATGATATTAGTAAACGAGGGCGGCGTTGAATCCGCCAAAACCATTAAAGCCAGAGAATCTGGTGTAATTATAGTAACAAATCTTAAAGATTTCTTAGAGGAAAAATAGATATGACACAACCAAAGTGGACTGACGAGCGTACTGCAACCCTAGTATCGTTTGTTGATGATGAATCTCCTGTATCACAGGAAACCGTAGCAGGCGCAGCAGAAGCGCTTGAGTGCAGCACCCGTTCAATTTCTAGCAAGCTTCGTAAGCTTGGATATGAAGTAGAGCTTGCTTCTAGTAGCGCTACTCGCGCATACTCTGATGAAGAGGCCGCAACGCTAACAGCGTTTGTAGTTGACAATTCTGGCTTATATACCTATGCAGAGATTGCAGCAGGATTTGCTGGTGGAAAGTTCTCACCTAAGTCTATTCAAGGCAAGATTCTGTCTCTTGAACTGACTGAGCACGTTAAAGCGGCTCCAAAGCCAGAAGTAGTACGTACTTATACCCCTGAACAAGAGGCGGTATTTATTAAGATGGCAAATGCAGGTGCTTACATCGAAGCAATCGCAGCAGCAGTAGGTAAAGAACTGAGCAGCGTTCGTGGTAAGGCACTTAGCCTATTACGCGCAGAGTTGATCACCAACATGCCGAAACAAGAATTCACCAAGGATACCGCCCGTAAGGATGCGCTATCTGAACTAGGTGATATCTCTGGACTGACTGTAGCTGAGATCGCAGAAAAGATCACCGCTACTAAGGGTTCTACCCAGTCAGAGCGTGGTGTTAGAACCATGCTGACTCGCCGTGGTCTGAATTGCAAGGACTACAAGGGCGTAGATCAAAAAGAAAAAGCAGAAAAAGCTGCTAAATAAGAGTTAAGTAAGCAAAATAACAGAACCACCTTACAACAATAGGGTGGTTTTGTTCGCTTATTTATATGAGCGAGGTCGTCGATTTGGGACGCTAATATTCGGGGAATACATTGAATCTAATTAGTGCATTATTTAAACAAGTATTAGCGTGTCAAGACATGGACACCTGGGGAGGAGTACGTAAGCACTATCTAACCGCAGAATATCATACTTTGTTTGATGCAATAGACACACATTGTACCTCCTATCATACTTTACCAACCTTTGAAGATTTAAAGTTCTCTATTAGAGACGCTAATACCCGAGAAAAGTTGTATTCTATTGAAGCAGTTGAAGTAGAAGCTGATCCAGACCAGCTGCTCCTATATGTAAAAAATGAATATGCTCAAAGAGAAATTCTGGATAGATTAGAGAATTATGTAGAGAATTCAGTAGCTTTTGAAAATGCTGAGGATTCTCTAGCAGAGTTACACCAAATGGTTATGGACGTTGAAACTTTAGTGGAAGTAGAAAACCCTAAGGAAAGTATGCAACGTATCCAACTGTTTGAATCAGAAGAAGAATATAAAAAGATGTTTAAACTAGGTCTTAATGCCGAGTTTGACGCACAACATCAATTTTTAACCAGAGATTTAATCCTTGTAGGAGGCTATAGAGGTTCAGGTAAATCTATTACTTGTAGTAATCTAGCTAGTGATATGTTTAATATAGGTAGATCTTCAGTTACCTACTCTACTGAAATGGATCCGAGAGCTTGTCTAAGACGTATATGCTCTATTGGGGCCGGTGTTTCAAATACCAGGTTAAAGAACAGGAATCTAAATAATGCGGAGTGGGAAGAGGTTGCCAGATGGTGGGCAAGTAGATTCGCAGATAGTACAAAAGTAATAGAGTTTTATTTAGAACATAGAAACTTTGAAACTTTTCATGAAAAATTAACAAAGGAATGTGAACTTATTCCCAATAGACAGATAGATATAGTATATGACCCGATGTTAACTATAGGAAAAATTCAGGCCGATTTAGATAAGAAGTTAAGAAGTGGCATGGAGATAGGAGTAATCATAGTAGATTACTTAAATAAAGTTAAACTACATGCAACTCCGTCTAGACGAGGTGCCTATGACTGGGTTGAACAATTAGAAGTTAGCACAGCATTAAAAGCGATTGCAGCCACTTATGAAATTCCAGTGTTTTCACCTTATCAAACAAAGGTAGATGGAGAAGCAAGCTTCTCTAAAGGGATTCTTATTGACGCGGACGCAGTATATACTTTAGTTAGGCATAAAGACGAAGATCAGGCAATGACTTTTGAATGTACAAAAATGAGAGATGGTAAAATGTTAAGTTTTACCTCTTATATGGACTGGGATACTTTAAAGATGGGGCCATCCTCAGCTATAGATCCTAGAACTGTTAAGAAAGAAAAAGAGGATCTGAAAACAGGGGAACCTATTGAAGATCCACCATTTTAATTAGGAGTAATATATGACAATTATAGATGTAATCT